AGATGGCGAGTTTATTGCTGGTTCTGCTTTAGCTGGTCAAAGTCCACAATTAGCTTATCCAAAATACAATCTTCATTATGCAACAAGATATGGTGATGCATTTTCAACAGAAGCTGGTGTTGGTGGTACTGAGCCTATTTATTCAGCTTCAGTTCCAATTATTCCAGAAGTACAAGATTATGATTTGCAAGCAATAATTGAATCAGCTTCTTTAAATAATTATGAACCAGCTACTGGCGGTCCTGTCCCTTTCTCTGGTGCAGTTGGAAATAAAAGAGTAATAATAAGAAGAGTATTTTACAAAACTCCAAACTCAATGTGGAGATTTTTTGGGTATTATGGTGGCTTAAATGCTATTGGTAACTTATCTTCTTATGGTCAATACGCAGATGATAGCACATTTGAAGTAATACCAACTTGGCATAACAAACTTCAAGCAATGGCTTATGAAACTGCCATTTACACACGCAATTCTCATTTCTCTTATGAGATTAAAAATAATAGAATAAGATTTTTTCCACAACCACCAGACATAGGTATTACAAACTATTGGGTTGAATTCTCAATAACTAATCAATCTAATCCTTGGGAAACAACATCTGGTTCTGCTGATGATACAGTAAATGGTGTTAACAATATGAATACATTACCATTTGCAAACATACCTTACAACAGCATAAATTCAATTGGTAAACAATGGATTCGCAGATATGCATTAGCAATTTGTAAAGAAATGTTAGGACAAATAAGATCTAAATTTAGTACTATTCCAATTCCAGGTGAATCTGTAACTTTAAATGGTCCTGCCCTAATGTCTGAAGGCAAAGAAGAAAGAAAAGAATTAAAAGAAGAATTAAATAAAATTCTTGAACAAATCACTTATCATAAGCTTTCTGAAATTGAAGGAAAGATGGCTGAAGACGTACAGAAGATTAATCAAAAAATTCCTATTCTTATTTATGCAGGCTGATAAAATATGAGTGATACACAACTTCAGGAAATAACTTTTCAAGCATCAACAATTGAAACCATAGATTTGGCTTTTTACAATTGGATTAACTCAGAAATGGATCTTTACGCTTCCTACCCAGAGGGATGGAAAAAGGTTCCTGTTACGTGGGTATCAGCAGAGCGTACACATCAAATAAAAAATAATAAAGAATTACGTGATTCTTCTGGTATGATAATTTATCCAATAATGACAATTGAAAGAAAATCTATTAACAAAGATCAACAGAAAACTGGTTCTATTCCAGCAAATTTAAGACCAGTTAATGATGAAAAAGGTGGAACTATTACAATAGCTAGAAGAATAAACCAAGATAAAACATCTAATTTTCAAACTGCTGATAATCTAAAAAGAGGAATAACAAGAAGAGATACAAAAGTTTATCCTTTGAACAGCAACAACTATCAAACAAAAAATAAAGTTGTTTATCAAACTGTAACAATTCCAATACCAGTACACGTTGGGGTTACATATCAAATAAATATTAAAACTGATTATCAACAACAATTAAACGAATTAACAACACCATTTTTTACTAGAAACGGAAACACAAGATACATACAGCTTACTCAAGATGGTCATAAATATGATGCATTTATTAAAGGTGATTTTACATTTGAAAATAATGCTTCAAGTTTAAACGAAGAAAGAAAAACTTATTCTTCTGCTATCACAGTTGAAGTAATTGGTTACTTAATTGGTGATGATAAAAACCAAATAAAACCAAAAATAGTATTTAGAGAAAATGCTGTTGAAGTTAAAATACCAAGAGAAAAAGTAATTATTGGTGGTTTTAAATAAAATAATGCGTAATAAAGCGTTTTGATTAACTTTGTACTACTTATTATTGAACAATTTAAAATTAGTAGGAGTTAGAGCACAATGCCAGCATCATCATACAGATTTGTCTCTCCAGGTGTTTTTATCAATGAAATCGATCAATCACAATTAACTGCAATTTCTAATCAAACAGGACCAACAGTAATTGGACGCTTTCAAAAAGGTCCAACAATGCGTCCAGTTTACATTAACTCAGTATCAGATTTATTAGAAATTTTTGGTAATCCTATCCCTGGTGGTTCTGGACAAGATGTGTGGAGAGATGGTAATAGTATTGGTCCAACTTATGCTGCATTTGCTGCCCAAGCTTGGTTAAGAAATACACCAGCACTAAACGTAATAAGACTTGTTGGTAAACACCACACTAATGCTACTAATGATGCAAAAGCAAAAGCAGGTTGGGATCTAGGAACAAATCTTTACCAATCTTCAGATAGTTCTGCTGGTGCGTATGGCTTATTCTTAATTCCATCTGCTTCTTCAGCAACAACACCAGTAACTGGTACATTAGCTGCTGTATTTTACGCTACCGAAGCTTCTGTTTATTTATCAGGTAATTTAGCTGGTGACCTAACAACATTAGTATCTGGTACTAACGTACTTGTTAAATCTGTAGGCTCTTACGCTGAATTTACTTTGATGGTAAATGACGGAACTACAACATACAAGACAAACTTTAATCTTAACAAAGATTCTAATAAATACATTAGAACTGTACTTAACACAAACCCAATTTTAACAAATAATGAAATAACCTCACCTTCTAATTTAGAAAAATATTGGTTAGGTGAATCTTACGAAAGAAGCGTAGATGAAATCTTTACTTCAAACGGTTATTCAACTTGGACTTCAAGCGATAATGTTTATGGTTTTATTGCTCCTTTGAAATCTAATACTGCTGGCATTTCATTAGACAAACAAAGATCTCAATCAAGACCAGCCAAAACAGGTTGGGTAATTGCACAAGATTTGTCAACTGACACAGCTTCATTTACACCAGAATCACAACAAAAATTATTTAGAATAGTCGCATTAGATAGCGGTGAATTTGAACAAAAGAACTACAAAGTATCTATTAGAGATATCACACCACCAGCTACTGATTTTGATGATTATGGCACATTTACCGTTGAAGTAAGACAAGCTTCTGATACTGATAATCTTACACAAGTAATTGAAGTATTTAATAACTTAAACTTAAATCCTGCTTCTGAAAACTACATTGGTAAACAAATTGGTGACTCATATGTAGAGTGGAGCGATACAGAGAAAGTATTAAAACAATATGGTACTTACAATAACAGATCTTCATACATTCGTGTAGAAGTCGATGCAGATTTAGATAATGGCTTGTTAGACCCAACTTATCTACCATTTGGTTTCTTTGGTCCTCCAAGATTCAAAAGATTTCAACTTTCATCATCAATAAATGGTGTTCCTAAAGCTCAACTTCCAGTAGCTCCAGTATCTTGTTCAGCAGCAAGAGCTTATGACTCAACTAAGTTCCTTGTTTCATCTGCTTCAATAACAGCTTCTATGATATTCCCATCAATACCATTAAGAAATGCTGCATATGATGGTGGGTTAATAAATGTTACTGATGCATACTTTGGTATTGCAGTTGGAGAACGTGCAGCAACAACTACATTTGATAAATCTTATTATGATTTAACAAGAGCTGCAACAAGTTACATTGCTGATGAAAACTATGATTGGTACAATCAATCTTATGGTGAGCCATCTTTTGTATTTACACTTGATGATGTATCTGGCTCAAGTGGAGCTAACGAAGGCTACATTTATCTATCAGGTTCTAGAAAATCAGGTACTTCAATAACAGCAGTAAACGTTGGTTCAACTGGTTCAAATGCTGGCTACAGATCAATTCTTAATGCTGATTACAACAAATTCACTATGCCACTTTACAATGGTTTCGACGGATTTGACGTAACAGAATCAGAACCATTAAGAAACTCTTTTATGGAAGATGCATCAACTACAGAATTAAATAATTATGTTTATTACACATACAACAGAGCTATCAATACTGTATCAGATCCAGAAACTTTAGTAACTGACATAATTGCCATTCCAGGTCTTACAAATTCTAACTTAACAACTAAGCTAATCAGAACCTGTGAAAGCAGAGCAGATGCGTTAGCAGTTATTGACTTACCAGAAGTCTACAAACCAGAAGGCGAAGGCTATGTAAGCAACAATGCTAATAGATTCCAAGGTACTGCAAAAGGTGTTGTAGCAGATCTTAAAGCTAGATCACTAAATAGCAGCTACGGTGCGACTTATTATCCTTGGGTTCAAATCAATCCAGCTACAGAAGGCGGTAGTTCCTTACTGTGGGTTCCTCCTTCAGTAGTCGCTCTTGGTGCTATGTCTTACGGTCAAGCAACACAAGAACTTTGGTTCGCTCCAGCAGGATTTACTAGAGGTGGCTTAAGTGAAGGCAGAGCAGGCGTTGCAGTAACCAGAGTATCACATCGTTTAACTTCAAAAGATCGTGACACTCTCTATGAAGGCAACATCAACCCAATTGCACAATTCCCAGCAGAAGGCATTGTAATCTTTGGACAAAAGACTCTTCAAGTTACACCATCTGCTCTTGACAGAATAAATGTTAGAAGAATGTTGATTTACGTAAAGAGAGAAATCTCAAGAATCGCTGCAACACTTCTGTTCGATCAAAACGTAGACGCTACTTGGGCAAGATTTACTGGTCAAGTAAATCCATTCCTAGCAAGTATCAAATCTAGATTAGGCTTGACTGATTACAGAGTAATTCTTGATAGCACTACAACAACACCAGACTTAGTAGATAGAAACATTCTTTATGCCAAAGTATTCTTGAAGCCAGCAAGAGCTATTGAATTTATTGCTATCGATTTCACAATTACTGATAGTGGCGCATCATTTGCAGATTAATAACTAATTAATAAATAAAGGTTGGAGGAATAAATAAATGGCATTCTGGAACGAAGCATCATTAGAACCAAAAAGAAAGTTTAAGTTTCTTATTAGATTTGGAAATGCGTCATTAGCTCTACCAAGTTTTATCGCTAAAAAATGTGATAAACCTTCATTTGATATTACAGAAACTAAGCACGACTTTCTAGGTCACGCTTATTACTATCCAGGTAGAGTAAACTGGAAAGAAGTAACCGCTACTGTAATAGATCCAGCAGGAAGCGGTGGAATAGGTGATAGTGCTTTTGAAACCTTAAAAGCCCCTTCAACAGATGTTGCTAGTGCTGCTTATCAAGTATTGTTGGCTGCTGGTTATCAATCACCAGTAAACGCCGCTACAGCAATTGGTGGTACTGCTTCTGGTGCTGCTTTAAGAACTATGAGCAAAGGTGCTGCTACAACTCAATTCGACCAAATAGAGATTGTTCAAATTAATCACGTTGGTACTCCTCTTGAAACTTGGGTTCTTAATAATGCTTGGATTAAATCAGTAAACTTTGGTAATCTTGATTATTCTTCCGACGACATAAATGAAATAACATTTACATTCCGTTATGATTGGGCAGATTTAAGAGCAATTGCATTTGCATCTGAAGGCGTAGACTAATCTAACAATTGGTGATTAATGTTCTGGGATAAGGGAAAAAATAGAAAATCAGAACCAAATCTAAAATCTAGGTTTGTTGTACAATTTGGTGATCCATTTGATAAATTAATTTACTTAGTTAAGACAATTGATCTTCCATCCCTCAACATAGATTTTGAAAGAGCCCACGCAAATGAATATGTTCATTATTTTCAAAATGGTCAAATAAATTGGGAGCCTATTAATTTAACTTTTTTTGATTACAGAACCGATCCTACACTTAACATTAATGGATTACCAAATTTAAGGCTTTATTTAGCAGCATTTTTAAATGATAATAAAGTCATTAACGAAAACAGAACACAAGTAATAGAACAACCAGTTTTCTGTGGCAGCATAAAAGTTATCCCTATTACCGCTATTACAAAAGATAGTTACCCAACGGTAGCAAATAAATCTCAAATTTTACCTGGTAATCAAATTTATGCAACTAATACAGACCCTAGAATTACCGAAAAAACTTTTACTGATAATTTGTACGGGAATAATGAATTTTTTGATACCTTTGAGATAGTAAGACCAAGATTTTCTAAAGTTAATTTTGGTTCATACGATTATGGTTCTGATGAGGTCAATACAATATCTTTAACTGTAGTACCAGAGTGGGTTAACATACAATATTCTGGTG